AGTGTTACCTTGACATCTGCTTGCTTGATATATTCAAATGTAAATGAATAGTTCGTTGTCGAACCATCACCTGTGTATGTGTTTTGTGTAGTTGCCATTACGCATTAATTACTGTTTTCTACAAAGGTAAGGAATTCGTTTGCTTTGTCTGTTTCGCCACGTTGTAGGTAATCTTCAACGCGATCATTGACCATCTGTCTCCTTGTGACAGAATCATTTTTCGCAGACCTAAACATTGCATCGTCGATTGCATCTCTCAATGCATCGTCTAATCTCTTATGTACCATTTCAAATTTACCAGCGGTTGCAGGTAGGTTGCTTCCTTGAGCTTCTTTAAGGCGTTTACGGAATCCTTTCCCTTTACCTTCGGTTTCAGCCATTACTTGCCTAATAGCGTCACGCCAATACCCTGTCTTACCAAGGATATTTAAAACCTCAGATTGCTCTTCATTAGTGAGCCTTTCTCCCTTCCCGTTTGTGCCGAGGGTAGCAGTTGCATCATATTCAATATCAATCAAGAATTGTTTCTCAGGACTGATCTTGCCGCTTTCTTTCCAAGGTGTATAGGTGTTTCTAAGACGTGCCCAGATTGAGTCAGGTACATTTACTTCAGTACCATCAATCCAGTCGTACTTGACTGGTAGTGTGCCTTTAAGTCCAGGTACGCGATTTAGAATCATCCCTTGGAAATCATTGTTGATAACTTTCAAGCCTGGATCTAACAGTCTTGCAATCTCGGCCATTTGACTAGAGCCAGGAATAGCAGCAGCACTCAAAAAGCTACTTGACCACCTATTGATTGCACCACCGTTACCACTCAATACATCAAAGAATGGCTCCATGCCTGCCATGTATGTTTTGTCAGTCACAGAAGCACCTAAGACATAAGTACTTTTTAAAAGCAACTCACCAATACTGTTAGGTGCTAGCGAGTCAAAATTATCCATGATATTTGCTACAAGCTGTAGGTAGTTTGTAATTGGACCTAGACCTTCGTAGCTATACCACTTATCGTCAAACCCTCTGATTGAATTTCTCTTCCAATCGCTCTCATTTCTAGTCTTCTGTACTTGCCTGTTGTAATGACCACTGCCGTGGAGTCTGTCATCCAGAAACAAACCAACAGCAAGCCCAGTAGCAAGAGTACCGACAGCTTTTCTTCCCATGATGTCAGCGCGTATCTCGTTGTACTTAGCTTTCGCTGACAACGGTGTTACTTCAACACCACGAGCAGTTAGTAGTTGTTCTACCTTTTCCATTGGCATCTGATCAAATGGCAATTGGAACTGCCTTAGATCTTTGACAAACAAGCCAAGTGGGTTATAAGAAGCTGTTAAAGCAAGTTCATTCAGTGGTGTTTTAGTAAACAACAAGAATGGTTTTAGGATTGGCATCCTAGTAATCATTTGGGACAAAGCATCATTTGCTTGGTTGTCCAGGTTCAATGAAATCTCACCAGCTGCTCTTTGTACAGCTGTATCAGTGATGATTCCATCTTCATTAAACATCTTTGCATGTGCTTCTTTGAAGACAGCTTCAGCAGTATTATCATCGAATGCCTTAGTTCCACCTTCAGTTATTTGATCAAATGCTAGACCTTTAGCTTCAAAGTCAGCAATCATAGATTGGACAAAACCATCCATCGCTTGCATTGATCTTGTGCCAAAACGCATAACAGGATGATCTGCTAACGCATTCATCTCATTAATGGTTTCCATTAAATACTGTGGACCGAATTCACCCTTAGCTGCTTTAGCATCAGCAAATGCCTGTAGAACTTCTAGTTGCTTAGTGTTCTTAAGTACAATATCTTCTCTTGGATTAATGACGCCTGGATCAATCGCTGATTTCTTCCAGATCTGCTTCATATATCCCAATCCTCTTTTTACAGAATCAAGAGCATTGCTGTATTGATATAGTCCTCGTCGTGCTGTTTTAAGATCACCTGACATCAAAGCACCTGCAAAATGCCTAAGTGGCTTTTCTACAAGTAGGTGGCTGCCTGAAATGACTGCTTTACCAGTAGTTGCAAACGCACTCAATGCACTGTTATAGACACTTGCATAGAACGCTCTATTGATGACTGACGGAATATCAGGTTGTCCATCAAAGAATGCTTTCTTCCAAATAGAAGTTGATTGTTCAACGTAATTACCTAATGCTGTGATGGTTTTGACATTACCATCGGTAAGCTCATATGCCATCATCAGCGGAGCTAGCATCTCTGGGTTTTCTTTGTTGATTTGCGCTAGTCCATCAACTGTTTCTTTTGTCTCTTGCTTAATTCGCTCAATGGTTTTGAGAGTACTGTTCTTCTCATTTTTAATCAAATTCTCCATACGTTTTGCATAAGCACCATCATATGCTTTGCTGCCAGTACGTGTCATTCTGTTCCATAAATTGAGCTGATTAAGTGCTCTACCACGGATATAAGAAGTCTGAGCTTTTTGAGCCATCAAGAATTCAACTCGATCCAAGATCTGTTCTTGTGCTCGTACAATCGAACCTGACCCTTCAGTCAGACGCTTACCCATAGCCATATCACTGATTTGACCACCCAGTGATGTAGCTACATATGCCCTAGCTTTGGCTTCATCCATATTGATGAAGTCATCCATATATTTCTTGATAGCTCCCATGACTCCTGCATAAGCTTCAGATGTCATTTCAGCTACTCCTGAATCAGCGTCCCGTCCAGGTTGATAGATACTGCCAGGTGAAAAAGTTCGCTGCAATTCAGCTAGATCCATTTCATAGAAATCATTAGCAAGCTTTTGGCCTGATTCCATGATTTCAGCATGACTGATGTATCTGCTATCACTAATCTTGTACCCGTATTGACCAGCATCCTTCAATGTTTCTGCTAGTCCACGAATTACAAGTTCTGCGTTTTTCCCACTTTCATTGGCAAACTTCAGAGCACCTTCAGACATAACGCTTCCAACACGTCCGTATGTTGTGCCAAGGTCGTTGTTAATGCGTACTACATCTACAGAAGCACCAACAACACCGAAGTCATCTACTGACCTGATGCCAGACTCCTGAGTAGCAAATACATCGTTATAACCAAAGATGCTTTTTGTCGGATCAGTTGCTTGATCAGCGTTATAAGCACCGATTTCATCTAAGTCATCAGCCCGTTTCGCAGCTGATCGTGATACAACGTCTTCAGGTAGTTCGTCAACTACTTGGTTGTTTCTCAGCCAAGCAGCACCTGTTTCATTTTCAGGAATGAACTTCGTGACTTGATATGTATTATCAACTTGTGCAGCCAACCTGCCGAAGCCTGTTAATAGGTCAGTTGCTAAACCAAGATACGTACCTTCTAGTACATTCTTCCAACGCTTAGTTTCTGGATGATCACTGTCTAATGTAGCGATATTTTCTGGTATCCAACCCAGTGACCGAGGCCACATCTTCTTCAGACTACCTGTAAGGTTGTCATCAGTTTGATTCATGGGTACGGTGTAGTCCACAAAAGCACCAGCACCTGCATTGAAAGCAGCGTTTCCTAGTTTTTTTACTAACGGATCAGTAAGTAGTTTTGCAACCCTAGCGTTTGGTGCTTGACCCGCTAATGCACCTAATCGTGTTGTACCAGCTGCACCTAATGCCATCGTTGGGATGACAACTGATGAGATTTCTCTTACAGTTTGAGCAACTTCATTCTCAAATTTAGGCACTGGTTTAGCTGTTACACCTGGAATTAAATTAATAATTGGTGCTGCAAAATCCCAAAGACCGGCAGGAAGGTCAAAGTCGCCTTCCGTGCCATGTCTTGTAATCTTTTCATAGTTAATAGTGCCATCTGGATTTCGATAAGCACTTGTTGGTGTTGCTTGCGCTCGTACCTCTTGAGTTTCAGCCTGAGGGCTGTTGTCTGTTGTGATTTGTCTTTCGTCTGGTGTGGCTTCTATCTGCCCAGATTCATCAGACAAGAGACTCATGTCCGACTGAAGTCCTGTATCTTGTTGTTCTAGAAGTTGAAGTTCTTCTTCTGTTAGATCTGGGAGAGCACCACTAAGTGTGTCATCATTCATAGTTTATTTAAGTGACTTGATTAGTCGCATATCTTCCGCTGTCATAGGTCGTTTCAGTCCACCAAGATGGAGATGAGTTGCATGATCAGGATCACCAGACAATGGTCCAATTACTTCATAAAATAGATCTAATGACTCAATCAACTGCTGTAGTCTTCCGGTTTTTGCTATCGACGCATCATAATCACCTGTTTGATGTGTGATATCAAATGCTTCATCATGGTAGTGATAGCTATTCGTTGAATGCACCGGGTCTACTTGATCAAAATCACTGTGCTCTCCAACGCGGAATCCAGCATCTTTAAATGCATTGCCAGCTGTTTTATAACTCTCTTTATTGTCATCGTAAGTCAATGCACCCGTGAAGCTTCTATTGCCTCCAGATGCTTGGTTAAAAAAAGCTTCGTGTAATCCTTTGTTGTATGTAGTCCAAGCTCCAAAGCCTTGTTCGTCATAGACATCCTTAGCAATAATCATTGCCTTCAAAGGATCTCTCATGTCTTCCTCTGTAAAACCTCTGGCTGCAAGCTTATCCAGATGAACAGCTACATTAATCTGTGGCCCACCAATTGAATATTCATTGGATTTATCAGGATCAAGACCAGACTTTACCGTATCAATAGTGGCATCACCGCCTGACTCAGCCATAACAATAGCCGCCATGATTTCAGCTTCTGCGGGATTAAACCCGGCCTGTGTTGCTAATGCTTGCCATTTGCCTTGCAGTGGCTGTACTTGCTGATAACTAGCTCTAACAGGTAATTGAGTTTCACCTGCTTTCTCGCGTAGAATTCTGATCTTCTCTTGTGTAGCTGCTGTATCACCAAATAAACTACGTCTATCTGCTCCGGTTAGTCGATCTTTAATTGCCTCAAATGTTTCTGGTGGTTTAATTGCTTCCATGCCTTCAACAGCAGGAGCAAACCAAGCTTGTACTTCCCACGCTGCCTTTGGCTCAGATGGCCATATCTTTCTACCTAATTGTTCGAAAAATGGGCTAGGTTCCCCTCTTTGTAATTGTTCTGTAGCTTCGATGATTTCTTCCGTCCCTTGATAAAATTGAATCCAACCTTCAGGTGATCTAGCTTGTTTGGTTTTAACGAATCCATTTAGCTCATTTGCATCATGTTGAGCCTTTATGATTCTATTCTGATCCTGTTTAAGTAGATCTCTAAATTCTTTAATGCCGCCTTGAAGTGATACTGCACCAGTTGCACTCAGTTCTTTTTCAATACTTAAAATAGTTTCTTGTTCTGCAAGTCTTATCGCTTCAGCTGGATCTGGCGTAGTTACACTATACCTTTTAAGGCGTTCAATAAACTTTTCTTTTTGTTTTTGGTGATACCACAATACATCTGGACTGTTGTATCCACCCTGAACATAATCAACATTTCTAACGCTTTTAATGGTTCCTTTGATGGTGTTATCAAAGTTCTTCAGAGCATCTGTATATTCGCTAGAGTTTCTGAGTTTTGATTGCTTATTGATTATGTCTGTGTATTTATCTTTTATAGAACGCGGCATCGTGCCGAATTGTTCTAATCCTCTTAAAGATGCATTCCCTGACTCAACGTACTCATCTAATGCTTCGGTAAGTACTGGTATAGCTAACTTGTCGATTGTATTTTCAGCAGCAAGTTTAAGTACATTACTATCGTGTTGTGCACCGAATTTATTTGCAGAGTACTGTTGAAGTTGTAATAGCTCTGACTGTGTTAAACCATCTTTATCTCCATAAGCAGCCTCAACCATTTGCTGCAATTCAAACTCTCTTTCAGCATATTCTAGTTTTACGGCTGTATTATACTGTTCAGTACGTTCTCTCTGCTTTGCATCGATTGCCCTGTCTATCAGTTGCGCTGTTTCTGGGTAATCCATCAATGTAACCATGGTCCCATTAGGTCCAGGAAACTTTGTTGTTGCTAATTTTTTATTATCTTCAAGTGTACCTAATCCAAGTAATACATTAGTTAATTCTATTCTTCCTTCTTTAGTTGGATTTTGTTGAAAGATAGTCCAAGCAGCTTGTGGATTTTTTTGCTTACCATCATTTATGTATGCATTTCCAAGCAGCTGTATTCTTGTGTTAGTTGTCTCGAATGCAACAGCATCCCTTACTTCACCGTTGATAAACCTATCAGCTTCTTTTTGAGCTGCATTGATAGCAGGAAAATAATGTTCAGCTAAAAGTTCTGCACTAGGCACTCTTCCATTAACTGTTAAATTAGCGACTAACTGTGACTTTAATTGTGCAATCTTGCGTCGCTTTTCTTCAGGTTTTAATGAAGTATCGCCTAGTATTTGTTGAAACTGTTGCCCATCTTTAATTCCTGTGTTTTTCAACACATAGGCATTCTCAATGTAATTTGTATAACCACCTCCTTTTAGTAGGTGATCATAGGTTACTTTGATGAAGTCTTGAGATTCACCTCTTGCCAATGCTTGTTGAACAAATTCTGTCCTTTGATACTCTGCAAAAGACATCTCTCGATCTAATTGAGAGATCTGATTCAGTGTTTCACTATCTAGATTATTTGTTAGAGCAATTTGGTTTTTGGCTTTAAGGAAATTCTCTTTGTTATTTTCAATGATTCCTTTTGTGATGTTAAAGGCTGTCTTTGAAAAGTTTTCAAGTTGCTTGTATGTAGCTGCTCTTTCTTTAGATCGGTTTTCTTCCTGCTTTAGTTCAGAAGCCCATCTTTGCTGCGTGTTTTTCCGTTTGATGCCATAGTTATCTTGCTCAATATTATTAGCTACTCTTGCACCTTCATTAGTCAGTTTATTTGCAACTTCCTGCGCGCGTAGAAACACAGCACGGTTTTGTTCCATCTGCGCTTGAACAGCATTCATTCCAGCTATTCTTCTGTTCGCTTCGTTCTGTAGCTTCTGTACTTCGTTAGGTACTTGAGTAGCTTTAAAACTACCTTCCCTTGCACTTGATCTAAATTGTGCCATTTAGCTTGCGTAGCCTCCAAATACTGATTGACCGCCACCTAACCAAGCACCGACATTTGTCCATGTTTTAGCTCCCATTCCTAGGAAGTTACCTGCTCCGGTGCTAGTCATACTTCCTATGCCTAATGATCCTCCAAACGCTCCAATACCGCCTGCAATCATTGATGCTGCACTGATACCTTGAGTAATATTATCCATCACGACATTCTCTCTCGGTCCCCTGAAGTCGTCCCTCGTAGGTTCGCGTGAAGGTGTAAACTCTGGGAATTCAACTTTCTCAGGTCTGTAGAATAGTTCTACGTAATCTTCAGTTTCAGGATTATCGTACTCAGCATAGACTTCGCGTGGATCAGGTGCTGAAGGTAGTTGACTTGGTTTGAGCAGAATTGCTGCTTCTGCATTTAGATCTGCTTGTTCTCTTGCCAATTCAATGTTTCTTCTGACAACATCATCCCTTTGCTTAATGCTTTGGCGCGTTGCACTAATTTGCAACTTATCTATGTCATAGCCTGCATCAAGTCCAGATTGCCCAAAAAATTGATCATTATTAGCTTTGTCTTTAGCTGCTAAAACCATTGTTTGATCCAGAATAAACATGTCTTTCAACTGAGCTACTTCCAGATCAATACTCTGCTCTGCATACATCAGTGCATTTGCAATGCCTGCTTGCATAGCACCTGATTCAGCCAATACTCCAAGCACACTCTTAGCTGATGATCTACCAGCTGTGCCTCTCGCTCTCAAAGCACCTGCCGCCTTCATACCTTCGACAATTGCCTTTTGTGCTTCAATCTTGCTTGCACTTCTTTTCTGGTTTCTTTCTATAGCTAAAGAACCCACATCAAAAGTCATCTTTGCTTTGTTACTAGCATCCTTAAAGTCTGCTTGATTCAAAGCATTCATCTGGTTCATCTTCAGACCAGTGCTTCTACTCTTATACTCTAATATTGTTTCAGCTTCGTCGAAAATAACCCCAAGTAGGTCATCTTTAAGTTTCAAATCCTGTTCGTAATTGGCAACGTCAAATGCCATTTCATTGAACTCTTTCTGTCGAGCTGCTTGGCTTACTGATTTATAATATGCCCTGTTAGCCATATCATATTCAAACCGCCGCACATTCTCACCATATTGGTAGCTTTGGATTAAGCCTTTTTCTTCAAAGCGTGTGCGTTCTTCAGCTTGTTGTAGATTTCTTTCGTATGCTTTCTTTTCATAATCGTATTGATCTTGCCTTTGATCTTCGTATATCCTCCATTCTTCTTTTGCTTTTCTCCAAGCTTTACCTTCTTGCCTAACCGCTTCTCGGTTCCGTGCTCCTGCCGTATCGCCAGTAATCCAACCTAATGGCATTATTTCCTCCTATAGAATCTAGGTGTGTAGTTGCCTTCCCACATCATTGCGTTGACTGCAACTGGGAATGGTGTGTTGTTGAACATCCTTACTTTAAAATTCTCGGTTCGTTGATGGATTGGTACAGCGAAGACTGTTTCGTTGTCTAGTGGTACGTCATTAGCCAAGTATGTATTAGCTTCAATCACAGGGTTGGTAGTAAACCAATCTTCAATGTAGAAGTTGATTGCTGCGTTAGCTGCAGGTGCAGTGTTAAATACAATCGTCGTGTCGTTACTGAAGTTATAAGCTGTAGTAGCAATACCATTGACAGTGACTTTTACATCACTTCTGTCTTCGTAGTCTAAATCTTTTTTATTAAAATTGAATGTAGTTGTAGATCCATCTCCTGTGTACAGAACTGAATAAGGTATCCTTCCTAATTGTCTGATTTTAAAGCTCATAACACCTGACAATCCAACAGAGAACTTCATCCTTCCAATAGTTAGGTTTGCAGTGAAGTCGGATAGTTTTCCTTCTGCATCGGGTCTGTAGTACGTTGTTGGTAGATGTACATCAAGGTTGTATTTGAACCCTACGATCACATCTCCTGCAACTGATGTTAGATCTTTTTGAGGAACAATAAAATATGGACCTGTGTTATCACTTGCTCTTGCAGGTGTGATGGTAAAACCTGATTCAACAAATGTTCCTGTACTTGTATTACCTTTGATGATCAGTACTGGAGTTAGTTCTGAAACGTCGTTATAGGGTAGGTAGCACTTGCTTAGGTTATTTACTGAGTCATACACAACGCTAGATGCTGTTGCGTAGAGATCCATTGAAGGATTGACTCGCTGACCTTTGTTGTTGACAATGATTGCTTGATCTGGACTTTGGCTCAGGACTGCTTTTAACAGCGTTACTTGGTTGCCCTGCTTAGTGACTGCATACATGTCGTCTGAGTCAATATTCAGGAACTGTGTAGTACCGGGCATAACCCAGCTAGTCCAAGCTTCCATCAAATTCTTTTCACCGTCTGTGTAGTATCTGAAGATATACACTTCTTTCTCTGATTGACACGACAGTGCAATCATTGAGTTTTGAGGGCTAGCAATAAGCTGATCAATATTTGGTGAGATCCACTCTTTGACTACTCTCGACAAGTCAAGCACTTGAGGGTTCTGCTGTTGTCCCTTGGTGACCATGCTGAATACTCGTGAGTACCCAGGCGTCTTACTAATGAAATTGATATTAGTACCAACATCCACAGGCACAACAGTGTTGTCCATTTCATAGTTTGATATAGCTCTAATAGTTGCTAGCGTTGGTGTAAGCACACCACTGTCAGAGAACAGGATGAACTGTTGTCGTGCTGAAAATAGGATTACACCTTGAGCTGTAGGCAAAACAGCGTGCAGTGCTGTTGGGATGATTGAAGAGCAGCTGATGTCAATTGGATCTGAATCAAGAGTTGCTTGTGCTGTCTCGAAGTAGAAGTTGTAATACTTGCCAGATCGGCTCATGATCACATTATCTTTTGACAGAAAACCCAGTCGATTGTTATGGAAGAACCCAGCTGAAATCTTTTCTCCAACGAAGCTTGGTTGGCTATTACTAGTATCGTCACCAATCAATCTGTCATCATACGAAATTTGCCTAAAGACAAAATTGTTAGTTGAACTATTGATCAACTCATGTGGCATTGTTGAGTCGTTAAGTCCTGGAGATACATTGGGTCCAATAGTTTCTTCCCAGAAACCTCTACCACTTACTCCATTATCAGCAGTGAACTTTGCATAATAATCATCGGTAGTTGTAATTGTATTTACAATCTTTACTTTATGACCGTGGTATGACTCGATTGGTAGTAGTCCTACACTTGACACTTCATCTTGAAATGCACTCAGTCCTGTATTTGATACACCACCTCTTACCTTCAAAGTAAATGTTGTTGGCGTACCACTTACTACACGACTGATATCAAGACTAGAACTACCGTTCCTTACTACTGTCCATGTGCCGTCGAAATCTGCATTACTTGCAGTCTGCTGAGCAGCAATGCCATCCGTAATCGCATCTTTAATGTTATGTCCAGTTTTATCAGTCAGTACATCATCAAATGAAAAGTCCGTTGTATCTGCAGTGACTGTAAATTCGACTCCTTGAATCTCTATGTAGTACTTAGCGTCAGGTACTGTGTTTTCAAGAACAATTGTACCGACAGCATCAGTAGTTTCTGTTGGAGTAGCTTGTGCCGTAACAGTGACATTATTGTTAATTACAATTGTTGTGTCCTGTACAGTCAGCAGTTTGTAATTTAATTTTGTGCCTGAAAGGTATGCCTGTGCTCCTGTACCGTAAGTAACTGTACAAGCAACACCAGTTAAAGCATTCCATACATAGATGTTTGACCCCTTGATGCAACCAATGTAGATCTCATCATTATCTCTGTTGATATAGAACCACTTTGCATCATCATACGTTGTACCTGTTCCCAGGTTTGCAATGTGCTTAAACCCAGGTCTTTTAGTTAGACCATATGTTGCATCAGGGAATCCGTTGAAGCACTCACGGACCTGACCTGGAAGCATTTTATCATCTGATTGTTTCGATACTCCACCAAGGTAAGTAGAGATCCGTTGAGTTACTGCAGGCATTTATCGATAAAGAGCGTTGTACGGTTTGTAGCTGTTGTATGTATTTGTATCGCCTGAATGTCCAAAGAATGTGTAATCACCTTGATTACATTCGTACTCCAAAGCCATTGCTCTGTTGAACTGTTCTTTCTGCTGAAGAATTTCGTATTGCTCAGCGTCACCAACCAATCGACTAGAAACAATTGCAGCAGCTCTGCTTACAATGTAATCAGCAATTGGTGTTGGGATGTCTACCCAATCAAGTAGCCAAACAATGTCACAAGATACTTTGTTTGCGAACTCGTAAGTGTGGTTCGCTTTGTCATATAGCTTGCCATCCCTACGCACAACATCAATCTGAACATTTGCTGCGTTGCGTGTCGCGTCGATTTGCAGGATGTTATTAGCAATAGGAATTTGTTTGTTTGTATCAGGAGTCATGTCATAGTGATACTCCTTGTTGTATGACCATCCTTCCGCCTGTACTTCCCGTGAGACTTCTAACAAAGTCTGATAGGCAATCGCAACGTCCGGGTTGGTTTGATCTAGGGTTGTCACAGGCGCTTGACCACATGACTGCAGAATTGTATTTACAGCTGGCAGCTCTCGCTGGGCATTAGTGGTAGGAAAAGCCATAGTTAAAAATTAAAAAAAAGGGCCTCCGAAGAGACCCCAATAGTTGATAAAAATCAGAATGCAGAAGGTGCAGTACCACCCACATACAGCTCAACAGCTGCAGCAGGGTTGATGTAGTCTGCGCCCATTGCAAGTCGGCCCAGGATCACATCGCCCTGGTAGATGACGGATACGTCACCACTGGTTACTTGGACCTGAGGACCGATAGCTTCAACACAACCAGCAGCTTCGCGCTGGAAGATAAGACCAGCAGAAACTGCACCGAATTCGGAAGCAGTACCGTAGTCATTGTTGATGCCAGTAGAGGCACCGGAAGCATCCTCAAGAGCAGGACCGATGAAGTCACCGGTATTGCCAGGAGATACTTGACCAGTTGTGCCGGCATACTTGGTGCCGTACTTGCCCAGGAACGGGATGTTCATGGACTTGTAGATGTGGATACCAGCGATCTCGATAACGCCGTTGCCGCCTTGCAGAGCAGTGCCCTGAGCGTCACGGTTTACGAGGCCATTGGAACCAACAGCTTGGATCAATTCGTAGTACTGACGGGGGTTCAGGACAGCACAGCGGCCATCGCTAGAAACTCCCTTCTCATCCATTGCAGCTGCAGCGTCATAGAAGGCTGCAACCAGTGCGGAAGAAGAGAATGCATCAGATTCGTTGGAAGAAGAACCAACACGGATCTGTGTACCACCGGGCTCCACAAAGTTAGTTGCACTAACAGGGGAAGCAGCACGAGCACCGCGAGCAATAGCGCGGAAGATCAAGCGGTCATACTTTTCTGCGAGGGCGTAGCCGATTTTGCGGCTGATTTCGCTGCGCAGGTCGTAATGAGAAAGAGTCTCATCAAGGTCATAAACGAAAGCTGAGCTGATCAGCAGGTCGTCAACCGTGATGGTTTTCTCTGCCACTGGCGGCGCACCGTCAGTGTTACCGAGAATCGCATTTCCAGGAGTATGGTACTCAGCTTTGGTGCGACCGGTATAGATGAACTGAAGAGACTTGCCGTTCTTCAGTGTACGCTTCATGATCAAATCGCGAGCAATCGCGTTATGCTGGAAGCCTTTGAACATCTCACCAGAGAAGAGCTTCAAATACAAAGCCCGCTTATCGCCGGAAAGATTAGCCTGACCTACCTGTGTAAGAGCGGTAGTCAGGGCAGAATTTTGTTGTGCCATTTTAAAGAGAGTGTATTAATCGACTCTCAAAGATCTTTGAGTTATTTAGTTGTATGTTGTGGTCTATCCCACCGTCTAGACGGCTAAGGGTATCCTCGTAAGGGCCAAAGCCAATAAGTGAGGGAGGACTCGAACCTCCCTGTTAGCCTTAACTAATCACTTGGTGTATGCGACACCGCGATACACGTAACGACGAGCGATACGTACCATGATGTTTACCTCCGAAGAGATCTAACAGTCCCGTTCCATACTGTTAG